AGCTGGTAACCTCAATGCTAACGCTTACTACAGGCGTGTTAAGGTTGCTAACCTAATGTAATCCATCGGTTTACATATTTTCAAAGAGGGTTCCTTCGGGAACCCTTTTTTTGTGTTTGATACTGTTTGAGACTTTCTGAGACTATACGGTTGACAACTGGTTTATCCTATGATAGAATTTGGATATCAATCACAGGTAGACCCTATGTCTTTTGCCAATTTGGATGCGGAGTTCCATATACCTTCTGCCAAAATCACTTATGATAAGGTAAGTAGGAAGGAATCCCAATTCATCACCCCTCTCTCCAATCGTGGAGGATCCATTTCACGTTATCCATGGCGCGACCCATCATATCTTGTTGGCGACAGTTTCTTTAAAGCATGTTCAAAAGAGGAACTAGATGCTGAGAAATGCCGTCCAGGTGTCCCTCCTTCAGTCCGTAAGGAAGGCATTAGCTGGAAGACCAAAGCTTCATATTGTAACCGCACAAAACGATATGGTTGGCTTTGCACACGTGTTAGCTAAGAGACCTTAGGGTCTCTTTTTTTCTGTATAAATAAAACAGTTTTGTCAAAAAATAAAATGACCGCACTGATTGATCCTCAAAAATATACCAAGACAGTTGACCTATTAAGGTCATTTTTTTTGTCTAAAGGTTTTTACGAGGTTCATACTCAAAACCGTTTAAGTATACTCGCTGCATGTGAAGATCCAGAAACAGTAGCAACATATAATTACGGTGGTAATGTCTGGCCACTCCCTCAAACAGGTCAGATGTGGTTAGAATATGAACTTCTTTCCAACCCTTCTGCGGAAGGGTTTTTCTGTGTCTCAACGTCGTATAGAGCAGAGCCCAACCCTGTACCAGGTAGGCATGAGACTATCTTCCCAATGTTTGAATTTGAGATGAAGGGAGGTATAGAAGATCTTAAAAAAATGGAGATTGAACTATGCCAACATCTTGGATTACCTGAACTTACTATCAAGACCTATGCTGAATGGGCAGATGAATATAAGGTACGTGAGTTAGATCACGGACACGAAGCAGCAATAGGAACTGGTATGATTACAGACTTCCCTGAGTGGACATCACCATTCTGGAATATGGCAAGGTATGATGATGGTATTACCAGTAAGAAGATTGATGTTATCTTAGGTGGTATGGAAACTATTGGTTCTGCAGAACGTAGTACTGATAAAGGTCAGATGCGTGAGACCTTCCATACTATTTCTGATGGTGGATATGCTCAACTACTCTATAGAAAATTTGGAGAAGATAGAGTCGAGAAAGAACTCGATGAATTTCTTTCCTTTGACTTCTTCCCCAGAAGTGGTGGAGGGATAGGTATGCAACGCCTAATGACTGCTCTTTCATAGAGCATCATTGTGAGGTGGCGAAACGGTAAACGCTGTAGTCTGTTTAACTACTGTTCCTGGCGGGACTTGAAGGTTCGACTCCTTCCCTCACAGTTTTAAAAATAATATTTATACCTCTAGGTATAAACTCGTAGGCATTTCTTTTTGTTAAAACCCTACTGAAATTTTGTGCGAATTTCCATACATAGTAGTAGAATGAGTGAGGTAGAGAGATGAAACCAAATCCTCTTTATCATGAGGTAAATCTAACTGGAGGTACTTAATGCATAACATAGTCTCACAAAACCAACTGGCAGCTTGGAGTATGACCGATAGTAACCAAGGAGTAACTAGCCCATACATGAGCGACGTAGAGAAGATCGACGACTACTTCGACTGTTTAATAGAATGTGCGGACTTACCAGCATCATGTAAATCAATGTGTAAAAACGTATTTGACTAGAACTATGCACTAAAACCATTTAATAGGTAGGGGTCTAAATAATTAGACCCCTTTTTTATGTGCCTATGAAAGTATCTAAGATACCTGGTTGTGGTAGTTTTGGTGTCTTCATCGATGACGTTGATTTTAATACTATCACTGATGAAGAATGGATGGAGATTGGCAAGATACATTTAAAAGAATTAGTAACTATTATACGTGGAGCAAAGATAAGGAAGGACGTATTTTATAATTACATGAAGAAGTGGGGGATGGATCGTCTTAACTGGGCAGCAGATCTCTTCATAAAATATCCATGGGCTAATAAGGATGTTCTCAGTATACTAAACAGTCCTGACGTTCCACAAGAAGATAAAGATACTATTGATGAGTTTAATAGAGTAAGAGTGGGGGATGCCCCTGGGCAATTCGGTAACATGCTAAAGGTTACTGGGAAGATAGTTAATGGAAAACGTCTAGGTCACTTTGCTGATGGTGAATTACTATGGCATAGTAATGAGAGTGGAGATCTATGCTTTACTCCAGGTGTAGCACTCTTAGCTTTAAAAGGAACAACTAAAAGTTGTACTGGATTTATGACTACTACAGATTATTATCACAGTGTCAGTGATAGTTTCCGTAGTGAACTGGATGAGATGGTACTCATACACAACTTCACTCCTGGTAGGATTAATCCAGGATTGAATGCACCACAGGATAATCTCATGTATAAAAATATGTGCCCCTATCCAAATACAGAGATACCATTAGTCATTCAAAGTCCTGGTGGTATTAAAGGATTGCATTACAGTTTTAATACCGTAACTGGTATCAAGGGTATGAGTGAAGATGAATCTAGATTTACTTTAACTCAAATTAGAAAGGGTCTTAGTGAATATACATATGATCATTGGTATCAGGAAGATGGTGACCTTTGTTTATTTGATAATACTATTGTTCAACATAGAAGGCTGGGACATACTAAAGAGAGATTGTGTTTGAGATATGCATATGACTATACTGAACTTCAAGATGAACCATACATGCCATACTTACAACAACCATATATTGATAAGTACACTGAAAAAATATCTACGATAGTTGGTGCTCTAAAGCATGAGATCGTAAATTTCAAGTTACCAACCCCGACTAAATAATACGGAGACCTGCGCGAACTAATGGCTTACGATCAGACCCTATTCAGTCCCGCTAATAAAAACTTCTTGTCACCTGTAGGGTTTAAGTTTGTTATTGGTAGAACTCCTAATGTAGACTACTTCTGTCAATCTGCCTCAATACCTGAGGTTAGTATTGGAGTTAGAGATATCCAAACTCCTGTAAAAGATTATGTAATTCCAGGAGATAAGATGACTTTTGGTGATCTTAATCTAAGGTTCTTAGTGAATGAAGATTTGGATAATTATTATGAGATCTACAAGTGGCTAAAGGGACTTAGTAATCCTAAAAATCAAGATGAATTTATCAAGTACATAACGACAGTTGATGAGAAAGGTAGAAAAGATGATTTTGAGAAAACAATGAGTGATGCTCGTTTACTTATTCTTAATAGTAATTACAATACAATATCTACAATTAACTTCTTTAATATATTCCCATCAAGTTTAACTACTCTTGAGTTTGATGCATCTGCTACAGATATTAACTACTTTACAGCAGACGTTAATTTCAAGTATACTTTATATGAGATAACAGATAAGGACAATAAGAAAGTATGAATCTAGACACTTTGAATGACATGTGGGAGAAAGACTCACAACTAAATGATGAAAAATTAGATCATGACAGTTTAGAGATCCCCAGACTACACGCTAAATATTTAAGACTTTACAACACATTCACCACCCTTCGGGATCAAGGTGAGTTGGATTGTAAACGTACCTACCGAGAGAGGTGGGAGTACTATACTGGTAAAGCGGAGAAACCTTTTCAACTTAAACTCATCAAGACAGATGTACCAATTTATCTGGAAGCTGATGAAGAATATTCTAAATCCGTTCTTAAGCTAAAGTACTATAACCAAATGGTCGAGGCATTGAAAGCTATTCTACAGGCAATCAATAACCGTTCATTCTATATTAAAAATGCGATTGAATTCGCTAAGTTCCTGAAAGGTTATGAAATCTAATGTTTTCATTCAGAAGAAGAACGAAGTCTATTTAACAATTGAATGCGAACCCCATGTAGGGTACGAACTTGCAGACGAGTTTACTTTTGAAGTGCCTCAAGCCAAATTCATGTCAGCGTACAAGAAGAGGTATTGGGATGGAAAAATCAAATTATTCTCCCCAGGTACAGGCGAGATTTATGTTGGCCTTCTCCCTTATATTACTTCGTTTTGCGAAGAGCGCGGGTATGAGGTCATCCTTAAGGACAACGAATTTTTCGGACTTCCATCAGAAGTGGATGAACTCATCACCCCACAAGGGATCGGAGAGTTTGTAAAATCATTGAACCTGCCGTTTAAAGTTAGAGACTACCAGTACAAAGGTATATACGAAGCGTTAAGACACAGACGAAAATTACTCTTATCACCTACTGGTTCTGGTAAATCTTTAATGATCTATGCTCTCGCACGTTTCTGGGAGAAAAAGAATATAAGAACATTGATAGTAGTTCCTACTACATCTCTAGTCGAACAGATGTATAAAGACTTTGAGAAGTATGGATGGAATGCGAAGCACCATTGTCATAAGGTATATGCTGGTGCTGATCCTAGATCAGATAAGGATGTAATCATTACAACATGGCAGTCAGTATATAAATTACCTAAAGCATATTTTAATATCTTTGGTGCAATCATAGGAGACGAGGCTCATCTCTTCAAAGCCAAGTCCTTGACTAGTATTATGAATAAACTCTACGACTGTAAGTATCGCGTAGGGTTCACAGGTACTTTAGATGGTATGCAAACAAACCGTCTTGTTCTCGAAGGTGTCTTTGGTAGTGTAGATAAGATAACTCGAACAGAAAAATTAATTAAAGAAGGCCACCTTTCTGAATTTGAAATTAAAGTTTTAATTCTCAAGCATAATCCACAGACCTTTGATACGTATCAACAGGAAATGGATTACCTTGTAGAGCATGAGAATAGAAGTAAGTTCATTCGCAACTTGGTCTGTGATCTTACTGGGAATACACTCGTCCTGTTCAACTACGTTGAACGGCATGGTATGCCTCTCTTTGAAATGATAAATAATAAGGTAGGAGAAGATCGATTGGTCTTCTTGGTCCATGGAGGGGTCGATACAGAGGACAGAGAAAAGGCAAGAGAAATTGCCGAGACTACCAATAATTCTATTATAGTTGCATCGTATGGGACTTTTAGTACTGGGATTAATATTAGGAACTTACACAATGTTGTCTTTGCGTCGCCTTCAAAGTCGAAGATCAGAAATCTCCAGTCAATAGGACGGGTACTTAGGAAGGGAGACCATAAAGAAAAAGCAGTTCTTTATGATATTGCAGATGATATATCAAAAGGATCTTCTAGAAATTATACATTGAACCATCTTGTAGAACGAGTGAAAATATACAATGAAGAAAACTTTAATTATGAATTCATTGATGTCCGAATTAAATAAGGAAATGGAAAAACCCGAATTTCTTGCAGCACTAAAATTAGTAAGTGGAGAAGAAATTCTTGCTGTTATTACTTCAGTCCACGATGAGAACGGCGATTATCTAATCGTAGAAAATCCCATTGAGGTTGAAGAGGTTGTATTACAGGGAAACAAACAGGGAGCAAAGGTCTCTCCTTGGATGAAATTTTCTAGAGAAGAAGAATTTATCATCCCAAAGGATAAAGTAATTACTGTTGTTGAAGTAGATACTGAAGTTCAAGTCTTCTATGCTATGTCATTAAGAAGATTGAACGGTGATACTATAACCGACGCGACAGGAAGGATCTCTACAGTAGAAGAGGCTAGAGTTAAATTAGATAATATATTTAATAAGTAGCTGTACCTTTTCTGAACTCGCACACTCGTATTCTACTCATGGAAAGCACCCTTGTCAAGCCCCTATTGACTAAAGGGTGTTTTTTGTATATAATATAGTTACAAAGAAACAACACAATGAGAAAAAAGAAAGTTGTATCGGAGCATTATGTAAATAATAAAGAGTTTCTAGAAGCACTTGTTATTTTTAAAGCACAATGTGCACGAGCAAAGGAAGCGGGTGAACCACGTCCTCGCATTAGTAATTACATTGGTGAATGCTTTTTAAAGATTGCTACACACTTATCATATAAACCAAACTTTGTCAACTACATGTTCCGTGAGGATATGATATGTGATGGCATTGAGAATTGTGTACAGTACATAGAGAATTTTAATCCAGAGAAGTCTAATAACCCCTTTGCTTACTTTACTCAGATTATATACTACGCATTCCTTAGGAGAATACAGAAGGAGAAGCGTCAGTTAGAGATTAAGAATAAGATTTTAACTAAGTCAGGATACGATCAGGTCTTCCATACAGATGACAGTACATCACATTCTGATTATAATACTATTAAAGAGAACGTAGAGATAAAGATTAAGTGACCTATCCAATTACAATCATCGATGACTTCTTTGAGGATCCCGATGCTATTGTAGAGATAGCAAATAATTTGAAGTACTATCCACCTGACATTGGTAACTGGCCAGGTGTGAGAACTAAAGGACTTCATCTTGAGGAAAATCGGTTGTTTACATATGTTGGTGAAAGAATTCATTTGTTGTTTCATGATACAGTCCCAGATGTTTGGGAACTGCAACTTCACTTTCAGAAAATAAAACCTTTCCATAAAGAAAAGTACCATAAGAAAAATCGTGGATGGATCCATCAAGACATTGACACACTCTTTGGTGGTATAGTATACTTAAACAAAGATACAGAACCTGATACTGGAACCTCAGTATATAAAGCAAAGTATGGATACTCCCTACAGTTTAAAGAGGAACTTCAGGTTAAGGAAAAGACTTATCTAGGAGATACTATTCCTGATGAGGATTATGAGAAAGCATTTGATGCTTCTCACGATCAGTACATTGAAACTGTTAAGGTGGAGAATGTGTATAACAGATTTGTTCTGTTCAACAATAAAACTCACCATGGAGTAAAGACCTTTGGTACTAAAGAGAGATTAACTTTAAATTTCTTTGGCATGGCTATGGCAGGTAAAGTTCCACCATTATTAAAAGCAAGATGAAGATTACCCAAAAGATTATTGATGACCTCACTGTCGCATTGGCTCATACCAAGAAAGATGGTACTGAGAACTGGAAGGATGGTGATGAGATAGATGTATGTTTAGGTGGTACCTTTGCTAATGATAAGTTCATTAGTCTGATCAATAGATCCAAAGATAAATGAAGATAGCAATAATTACAGACCAGCACTTTGGTGCTAGGAAGTCTAGTCGTGTCTTTCATGACTTTTTTAAAAAGTTTTATGATAATGTATTCTTTCCTACCCTAAAAAAACGCGGCATCGACACAGTTCTAGACCTAGGTGATACATTTGATAATCGTAGGAACTTAGATCTATGGGCTGCTAAGTGGAGTGCAGATAATTATTTCTCTCGTCTTAAAGATATGGGTGTTACAGTCCATGCTTTAGTGGGAAATCATACAGCATATTTTAAGGACACTAATAAGGTCAATACACTTGAGAGTGTCCTTGGTGAGTATGATAATATTAAAATTTATGATAGTGCTACTGAGGTTATGATAGGTGGACTACCTATTCTATTCATACCTTGGATTAATACTGAGAATAATGATGAGACCTATGCTATCATTAAAGAATCAGATTGTCCTATAGCAATGGGACATCTAGAACTCAATGGATTTGAGGCACATAGAGGATACATCATGGATCATGGCCATGCTACCTCTCCATATAAAAAGTTTGAAAAGGTATTCTCAGGTCATTATCATCAGAGAAGTACTAGAGAGAATATAACATACTTAGGTAATCCATATCAGATCTATTGGAATGATTATAATCAGAAACGTGGCTTCCATATATTTGATACTAATACTAAGAAGTTAGAGTTTATTGAAAATCCATATCAGATATATCAGAAGATATATTATAATGAGGATCAAATTAAATCAGGTATATTTAAGTTCCATGATTACAACCAAAACTTTATTAAAATTATTGTAGAAAAGAAAACAGATACAGATAAGTTTGAGAGATTTATTAGCCAACTGTATGCTGCAGGAGTACATGAGATTAAAGTTATCGAAGACCCATCATTTGAACAGGATTTGAGTGAGGAAATAGATATAGAGAAGGAAGATACGCTAACTATATTAGAGAAATATGTTGATGATATAGAGCATTCAAATAAACCTGCTCTTAAATCAATTCTCAAATCCCTGTATGTAGAAGCACTGGAGTTAGTTTAATGTTCATACTTTCATTAAATGGAAAGGAAGATGAAGGTGCTTATTCAGTTAAATCTGATAAGGGAAAACCATTAGTTTACATGTTCCTTGACAAAGACGACGCAGTACGCTATGCTGGACTCCTGGAAGCTGATGACTTTCCAGACATGTCAGTGGTAGAGGTAGATGATCGAGAGATTATTCATGCTTGTGTTACGCATGGCCATGAATATTATGTTGTCACTCCTGATGATATAGTAGTACCGCCTAGGGATTAATTTTTGTCGAATGATTCTTTTTAAGTCTGTCCGTTGGAAGAATTTTCTTTCTACTGGTAATGTTTTTAGTGAGATAAGACTTGATGCAAGTCCTGCTACCCTGATCGTTGGTACAAACGGTGCTGGTAAATCCACATTCTTGGATGCCATGTGCTTTGCTTTGTTCAACAAACCTTTTCGTAAAATAACCAAGGGTCAATTGGTTAATGCTGTCAATGAAAAGGATTGTCTTGTTGAGTTAGACTTTAGTATTGGTTCTCGTGACTATATGGTACGCAGAGGGGCAAAACCCAATGTGTTTGAGATCTATCTTAATGGTGAAAAACAAAAGGAAGAGGCATCTTCCGTAGAGCAGCAAAAATACCTGGAGCAAAGTATACTGAGGTTGAATTATAAATCATTTACTCAGGTGGTGGTCTTAGGATCATCATGCTTTGTTCCTTTCATGCAACTTACACCCCCCAACCGTAGAGAAGTTATTGAAGATCTTTTAGATATTCGTATCTTCTCTACAATGAATACCCTTCTTAAGGAAAAGGTAAAGGAAGTTAAAGAAGTATTGAGGGACTGTGAGTATAGAGTGCAGAATGCAAGGAATAAGGTTGAGATGCAACAGAACCTTATTGCTAATCTTGAAGAACAATCTTCAGCAAGTGATGCTAGACGTAAGCAAGAGATAACTTCTTTAGAAACAGACATCTCTAATCTTATGGATGAGGTTGCTGCTAATTTAGATATCAGTGCATCGTATGATAAGAGTTTGGAAGCTTATGGTAATTTAGATCAAGAGCACACGCAACTTCGTGTATATGAATCTAGATTTGTAGATAAGAAGAAAGCATTTAATAAGGAATATAAATTCTATGAGAAGAATGATACCTGTCCTACTTGTAAGCAGTCACTTACAGAAGAATTAAAAGTTGATAAGAAGGCAGAGATAACTGCATCTTTGAAAGAATTAGAAGATGCATCAGTGGCTCTTAAAAGAAATCTTGATGCTATTCTTACTAAAGTAACTGAGAAAGAAATTATAGTTGATGACCTAAGATCAGTACAGCAGAAAATTAGTAACTGTAATAGGGAGATCCAATGGAAGAAGAAAGAGATTAAAAAAATTGAGGAGCAGATTGCTTCAGGTAATGGACATAACATTAAAGGTGAGAAGGAAAAATTAAAAGCAATGGCTAGGGATGGAATGATATTAGAAAAGGAACATTCTTCTAATAGAAAGACCCGTGATAATTTTGATGTTGTCTCTAATATGCTAAGAGATACTGGTATTAAGGCAGGTATTATTAAGAGATACTTACCTGTTATGAATCAGTTGATCAACAGATACCTTAAGGAACTAGACTTTTATGTGTCATTTGATCTTAATGAAAACTTTGAAGAGACTATCAAGTCTAGGTTCAGAGATGAGTTTACCTATGCTTCATTTTCTGAAGGAGAGAAGATGAGAATTGATCTGGCACTCCTGTTTACATGGAGAACTATTGCTAAGATGAAGAACAGTGCTAATACTAATCTTTTAATCCTTGATGAGATATTTGATAGTAGTCTTGATGTCTCAGGTACTGATGACTTCTTGAAGATATTGCATACTGTAGCAGATAAGACTAATGTATTTGTTATATCTCATAAAACAGAAACTCTTCAGGATAAATTTGCATCTACTTTACATGTTGAGAAGAAGCAAAACTTCTCTGTTATTACTAAAGAAGAATGAACCATCCAGATAGTACTTTAAAGGAGTTTCTTTATTTGGAGAAGGGTGCTTTACCTGTAGCAGTTTGTGATTATATTGTAAGGACAATTAAGGAAAGGGATTGGGTTCCACATACTTGGTACAACCAGATACAAGATAGGAGTTGGTCTGAGAAAACGAAAGAGTTGGATGTGCAGGACATTACTCCTGAGTTGCAGGATATGATTAATCCACATTTACATCAGACTTTCAATAGGTGTAATGATAAGCTTCGTTTCTTTGGTCCAAATACAGATCAGATTGCTTACCAGTTTTCAACTATTCGTTTCAATAGGTATAGTAAAGGTCAGATAATGCGTCAGCATCATGATCATATCTATTCAATCTTTGATGGAGACAAGAAAGGTATTCCTATTCTTAGTATCATTATCAATTTCAATGAAGATTATAAGGGAGCAGACTTGTATTTTTGGGAAGATTATGTTATAACATTAGGTAAAGGTGATATACTTATGTTCCCATCTTTATTCCTCTATCCTCATGGTGTTACAGAAGCTATTGAAGGAGAACGTTACTCAGGGGTAAGTTGGGCATGGTGACCCAATAAATATTCTACAATTAACTAATCAACTATGACTTATTCAGGCGGTATCGATGGTACCATCCCCAATGGAACTGGTGGGGGATCAGCAATTCCTGGTAATACAATTGGATCAGGAGTACCAGGTACAGATATATCGGATCAAGGTCCAGGTCTTATTCAAGAAAATATTACAATTAATACTGAACCAACAGGCGATATTACTTTCAATGTAGATCCAGCAGCATATGTACCACCACATACTGATCATGGAGTGATCCTTGCCAAGTTAGATGAACTTAATGCTAAGGTAGATCATTTACTTGAGCATATGCATCAGCCATTAACAGGTACTTTACAGATTGATTGTCCACCCAAAACACCCGCAGGTGTCTAATGCTCATAAATATTCTCCTAGTACTGGTTGACACATTGGTGACTGGTGGTGTAGTATGGTATGTACTCGCACGTACCGCATGACCCTCAGAACCCATACTGTCGTCAAGAAAAACCCCAAGCACAACCAGGAATGGTCGTGGGAGGAAACCCCTGAACTGTTAGCCGCATTGGAGAAGCTTCATGAGAGTTCCGAACTGGCAGCATCACTCAAAGAAAGACCAAAAACGGTCTTTAAAACCCCAAATGCTGCGCCAAGCAAAAGCAAGACGTAGACAGTTGATAAAGTGTCTACTCAAGACCTCCGATCCTCGTCGGGGGTCTTATAATGTGTACATACATAAGGAACTTAATGAACTTAGTAAAGGAATCACTTGCTAAACTTCTTGCTCAGGAAGACCTGATTGTAGAGCATCGTCAGGTCACCACAGCACAGTTTAATGTGGACACTAGAGTACTAACTCTTCCAACTTGGAACCACAGAGTAAATGCAGTAACAGATCTTTTGATCGCACATGAAGTTGGTCACGCATTATACACCCCTAATGAATGGGATTACTTAGAGGAAGTTCCTCAGCAGTTCGTAAATGTAACAGAGGATATTCGTATTGAGAAGTTAATGAAGCGTAGGTATCAGGGTCTTCCAAAGACCTTCTACGCTGGTTATGAGACCCTATCTGCTGAGGATTTCTTTCAGATTGAAGGTGTTGAATGGTCTAACTTAAATCTCGCAGACAAATTAAATTTATATTTTAAGATTGGTAATTTTGTTGATGTTCCTTTCACTGATGAAGAGGTAGAATATCGTGAAGAAGCATCTAAGTTAGAAACTTTTAATGATGCACTTGATCTTGCTAAGAAGATATTCTCTTACTGTCAAGCAGAATTAGATAAGAAGAGGAAGGAAGAAGCAGAAGCAAAGGGTGTTCAGCAAGAGTTACCTTTAGAGGGTGGTGAAGGATCTACTGAAGAAAAGCAGGAGCGTCCTGATTTAGGTAAAGATAATACTGAGTATGAGGAACCTCAAGCAGGGGAACAGAAGGAAGAAGAGGGTGGTCAACCTGGTACAGAAGCAGGTCGTGGTGATGGTCAAGTAGAGAATGGTCAACCAACTGTTAGGACTGCAGATAATCTTGAGCAAGCACTAAAGCATTTAGTTGATCGTAGTCAGGGAAAAGAGAATGTTTATGTTGAATTACCAAAGACTGTTGGTAAAGATGTATTCATTAGTAATAAAGAGGTTTCTGACATACTAGATAGTTACTATACTTCTAAAGAGAATTTAGGGGAAGTTAAAGATTTTGCTGATGAGCACGATCTACACATGGCAAGATATTGGATGCAGAATTTGGTTCAACTTGATAATGATTACAAGAAGTTCAAAGTTTCAAATGCTAAAGAAGTCAATTATTTGGTCAAAGAGTTTGAGTGTCGTAAGGCAGCTTCGAGTTATGCTCGTTCTTCTGTTAATCGTACTGGGGTTCTCGATACAACGAAGCTTCATACTTACAGATATAACGAGGATCTCTTTAAGAAGGTAACTACGGTTCCTAATGGTAAGAACCATGGATTAATCTTTAATGTTGATTGGTCTGGTTCTATGCATAGTGCTATCCTACCAACAATTAAACAGTTGATTACATTAGTATCTTTCTGTCGTAAGGTTGGAATTGCTTATGATGTATATCTTTTCACAGATGCATACTCTGGATCTTATAGAGATGAGTATAATGATATAGGACAGGATGCTAAGAATAAAGTTATTTGCCATAACTTTAACATGGTTAATATATTAACTAGTTCAGTTAATAATCGTAAGCATGAGAGACAGGTAAAGAATGTTTTTAGAATGGCATACTCTCTTGCATATCGCTCAGTTGGTGTTCCTCACTGTTTAGGTATGGGTGGCACTCCTTTAAATGAAGCAATGATTTCTATGAATGAAATTATTCCTGAGTTTAGATCACGTACAGGTGCTGAGAAAGTTCATGTTATTAGTTTAACTGATGGTGAAGGATATCCATGTGGGTATGGTAGTGAGATATCTCGTTATGGTGATACTGAAGGTACTAGAATATGGAGAAAGAACATAGGTGGTACTACTTTCTTACGTGATCGTAAGACTGGCAAGACATATAAGTTTGAGTGTGGTCATGATCAGACTGCAACTTATGTTGAGCAACTTAGATCTCGTTTCCCTGAGTGTGAGTTCATGAATATCTATCTTATTGGTGGACAAGATTGGAACAGGTTTAAGCGTATGTGTATGGGAAGAGATTATCAAGCATGGGATGAAGCTGATAGGATATGGAAGAGGACTAAATCTTTCATCTGTACAACTTCTTACTGGACAGTACAGTATGCCATGCATGTTGGTGCACTAGATAATAATACTGAGTTTGAAGTTGAAGAGGATGCTACTAAAGCTCAAATTAAGAGAGCATTTAGTAAGTCTCTTGGGTCTAAAAAGATGAACAAGAAAATTCTTACATCATTTATTGAGAGGATAGCATGAGTAAATATGATATTTTTCCAGTTACTCTTCATGAGTATGAGATAGAGGATAAGTCAATCAATCAAAGACTTATCCCTCTATTGGAAAAGGAAAATTTTCTTAATAATGGTGCTGAGAATATGCATCCCATGATGAGGTGTTGGCAAACAGATCATTACCTTCATGAAAAGGAGGTGTACTCAGATCTTATTTCTTTCTTCAAAAAATCTTTGAAAGAATATGTAGAAGAATTGGAAATTGATTGTGAGGAATTGAGTATTAGTATTTGTTGGGGTAATAAGTACCCAAAGAATACTGCTTCTCAACAGATACCTCATGTACATAGGATGAGTTATATTAGTGGGGTTTATCATCTGACTGGTGGTGCACCAATATACTTTAATGATCCTGTAATACCTAGAACTATCAATGCTTTACAACCATCAGATAATATACCTAGGACTGCAATCGTACCTATCAAAGAAGGTCGATTAATTCTCTTCCCTAGTTGGATAGAGCATGGTACTTTACCCCATCAGGATGTAACTAATAGATGGTCAATTGCATTTAATACTATGCCCATAGGGAAGATCAATATAAAAAGTAATATAAGTGGCAATCCCAGTTGTATTTTAAAACTAGGGTAACCAGTTGACAAACTGGCACAACCCCCTTACACAGGGGGTTTTTTAATGCTATTGTATATACATACACAACAAGGAACCCGATGCCATTTGAAAGAAAACTATCCGTGAACTTCGTAGATGAGCTACGTGCAGAATTTGGAACTGAAATTAATGCTGCACAAGTAAAGAGGTTTGCTCGTAGTCGTGATGTTGGTTATCCTACAGTTGCACGTAAGTTGGATCAGTACAAAGTCAAGCGTGGATCATGGAACCTCACTGTAGAAGAAGGACGTGAGATCCTTGAGAAAGCAATTGCTTCACCTACTGTTCTACCTAGTGTAGAGGAAAATCTTGTTCCAGAACTTGACGATAAGTTTGTTAAGTTTGGAAACTTCAACGATGTTAAGAAGATCATTTCATCTAAGATCTTTTATCCAGCATTTATTACTGGACTATCAGGTAACGGTAAGACCTTCTCTGTAGAGCAAGCATGTGCTCAAACAAAGAGAGAACTTATCCGAGTAAACATTACTATAGAGACTGATGAAGATGATCTCATTGGCGGCTTCCGTCTTGTTGACGGCGCAACCGTCTGGCACAACGGACCAGTTGTTGAAGCTCTCAACAGAGGGGCTGTCTTGCTCCTTGACGAAATCGACCTTGCCTCAAACAAGATTCTCTGTCTCCAATCCATCCTTGAAGGTAAAGGAGT